GTCATAGTAACTGTAGAATCAGAAGTACCATAATTGGTAATATGAGCATAAAGCACAATAGCAGTATAACCCGTAGGAGCAGTATAAACTGTCTGCTCACTAGTGGTTATTTCTTTCGTAACTGTTTGAAATCTATTAAGTGCTAACTGAGCCATATTAACTTAGTGCTAAAATAAATGGTGTCATTTCTGTAAACAAACTCTTAGTGAACGACCTTCCACTAATTGTACCAGTATTTTGATTAATTTGTAATCCATCACCTATTCTAAAGTTTCCAGATTGATCAGTACTGGTATAAACAACTTTGCCACCATTTAAGGTTACAACTTCATTTGCCTGATTAGTAACTCCACCTCGTTTAGGTGTAGCGTTTATAATCTCATTTCCAGAACCAACATACTCAAATGTATGTGAACTTGCAACTATTCTACTTGATTGAGCAAAATATGCTGTAGTTCCTACACCAACATTATTGATTAGATTTTCATCTAAAGTTACTGTGGTTATTCCAGATACAAGGGGTGTTGAACTATTTATCGTGTAATAAATGGGTGCCATATTAGCAGTTGCTGTTGCAGCATTACTTCCACTTTGAGGTGCTGAAATTGTCACATTAGGAGTTCCTACATACTGACTTCCACTACTAATGATAGAAATAGAAGCAACTGAGTCTCCTTCTAAAGTTGCAAATGCAGTAGCAGTTTGTCCATTAGGTCCAGTTGGATTATCAATTGTTACTGATGGAGTAGCACTATATCCTGTTCCTCCAGAACCTACCGCAATAGTTTGAACTGAATTATATAATTGGTCAAAATAAATTACTTGACCATCATAAGGTCTATCCACATCAAGTTGTGCTCTACCACCAGAAACATAAGTATGACCAAGGGTGGATACACCAACATTTATAGAAAAACTTCTACCAGCATTTGAGACTGATTCTACTTCAAAAACATAAGGTGCTTTTTCTGGATATACCTTATTACCATAACTACAATCCATTAAAATACTGGAAAGAGTAACTCCCATTCCTACTTGGAATCCATGATAACTGCTTGTAGTAACCGTTGCTATACCACTTATATTATCATAAGCAAAATTAGTTAAATTATGTACTGGTGCAGTAACACTCATCTCTACTTGATCTTGAGAAGCAACAGCAGTTGAAGTAATAATTCCAATATATTGAGTTGGACCAACTCCTTTTGATACCAATCCTTTAGTACCAAAACTACAATTACTATTTGCTAAATCTGCTTGACCTCCTTCATGACATGAGATTGCTTCATCACAACAAATAGTAAATACAGAAACTAACTGAGCAAAACCTTCATTAGTTACAGCAACACCAACCCCACCCTGATTATATTGAGTAAAGGAATCTACGTTCATTGCTCTCAATGATCTTGCCTGATTTCCATCAATATAAATTCCTGTTCCTGTAGTGGTATTACTGGTGCAGTTTTGGACATATGGACCTTTCCATGCTCCACCATTAACGTTTTCTGCAATATCATCTCCTGTTGGGAAAGCAACCGCAGCAGCAGGGGAAAGATGCCCCACAAAAGTCATATTTGCTAATTTATCTCCCTTTCTTACATGGAAAATATCTGAAGTATTATTATTAGGTGCAACTGTAACAGTTCTTTGATCATCACCAACAATAGCAACAAATGCAGGAACTTCAATTGGATTATCTTCTGTATAATTTCCAGAAAGAATTTTAATAGTAGTACCTTCTTGTGCAGCATTAACAGCAGCCTTAATAGTTAAAAATGCATTATCAATTGATGTTCCATTGTTTTTATCTAAACCATCTTTCGCAACATAAAGAACATTAGGTGCAGAGTTAATACCAGATGCAGATGATTTAATTTCTACATTATCACCAAGTATAATTTTAGTATTAGTAATACTAACAATACCAACTTGAATAGTTTCTTGAGAACCATCTAAAGTAATAGAAGATCTACCAACAGTAAGAACCCCAACAATCCTTGCATCACCATCAACATATAGGGCGGTATTCCCTAAACCGACATGAACAGTTCCTATTCCATTAGCCGAACCAAGGGTGGTTAACCCTACAACTGAAAGGTTTTGACCGACCCTTACATCCTCACGGGCGGTTATTACCCCAATAGAATCTACATTCTTTACATCTTCATAGGTAAGAGTTCCACCAATGGATACATTACCAGTAAAACTAGCATCCCCATCTACATATAATTTTTTTCCTATCGCTGCATCTGCTCCAATACCAATATTAGATGTAGTATTAATTCCAACAGCATCAGTTCTCCATAGTCCAGCAGCACCACCGCCACCAGCACTACTACTTAAAACCCACTTATAATTCTTACGAACATATGCTTCTCCATCGTAAGGAGCATCTTCTATACCACCGCCGCCAAGGGTTGATAATTGCTGCTGAATACGATTAATAAAAATCTTATATTGATTTTGAAGATCTTCAAGAGTTGCGTAATTTTTATCAAGAGGGGTTAATGGATCGGAATTATCTTCATTAGGGGGAATATTTAAGAGACCTTCAGTAAGAACTTCCTCATTAAATTTACTAAAAACTTCTTCTAAATGATTAATTTTTTTAAGAAGTTTTTGATTCTTTTTCTCAAAAGAAGAATATAAATTTTTTGCTTCTAATATATACTGATCTTGGTCAGGAATTCTTATCGAAGTGTACTTCTTATAAAGACCTCTAATTTCTTTGTTTATACCCTTGATATCTTCATCATAATATTTTACTTCAGGTACTGTTGGAATAGAACCTTCTACTGAAGAAATCTTTTCCTCTAATCCCTTTATTTCTTCATCATAATACTTTACTTCAGGAACTTCAGGAATATCTTTCCTTACATCTTTAACAGACTCTAATATCTCTTTAATCTGTTTATCATAATACTTGACTTTAGGTAATTTAGATATAGATTTCTCAATTAACTTTATACCTTTTTCAATGTCAGAAATTTCATCATCATAATATTTAATTTCTGGTATTACAGGTATCTCTTCACGAACCCGTTCAATTGAATCAATTATTAAATTAAGTTCATCCTCATAATATCTAACTTCAGGAACTTCAGGAATACTCTTTCTAACTTCTTCTACTAACCCCTTAATTTTATCTAATTCATCATCATAAAGAATTGGTTCAGGAACAACAGGTATTTCTGAACGAACTCTTTCAATATTCTCTTTCAAAGAAGATAGATTATTATATAAATCGGACGGGTCAAACTGTTCAGGTATACTCTCTTCTACTTCTGTTATTTCTGCACGTAAAACATTAATATGACCTTCATAACTAACTGGATCAGGAATATTATCAATCCTTTCTTTTAACTCTTCAATTCTACCAAATACATCTGAAAGGTCTGTTTTCTCAGGAATTGATTTAGATAGTTTCTTTATATCCTCTCTTATTTTTGCAAGAGGATTAGATTTTTTAGATTTTACTTCTTCAACTATTTCTTCTACTACTTCTTCCTCTACACCAAAATATTGTTTTGGTCCAGCAACTTTTTTATTCTTTAATCTAATTTCTTCCTCTAACTTTTTCTGAGCTGAATCATCTTTCTTTTCTTGCTCGAAAAAATCGTTGGGGTTTCTTAAAGACACAGAATATTACTCATCTATTTTAATATTTATTTTAGAAAAAAATCAGTCTTTTTGAGTGTTCTGCTGCTTAATTAATTTTGCTAAATCTGCAGTAGAACCAACAAATAATGCATTAGTTACATTAGTTGGTCCTTTACTTTGTTCTTCATTAACATCCTTCAGTTTTTTCTGAAGATCTATTAATTTATCTGTAGCATCAGAAACACTCTTAATTAACTGACCAGCAACTTCATATGCTCTGGGCATCTCACTTTCTTGAGCAATCTCAAGAATACCATCAATTGCTTCTTGTCCTTTTTCTATTATACTATAAAGATTACCTCTTGTATATTCATAATCTCTTGTAATATCATCTTTAGTAAGTCTATCAGGTTTTTCTGGTTTAATAACCTCAGTTTCTTCCTCTACCACTTCTGGGTTTATACCAAAAGTTTTATCTAGTTGTTTAGACATAATTTATAACCAACCTTCGGTGCTTCCATCAAACCCAAAGTCATCTCCGACTTCAATAGAAGCATTATCTGCGGTAGTAATGGATTTAACAGCAGTTCCTTTAATATGAGAAACTGCAGTAGTAGAATCCTGTCCTCTTTCAATTGTTATATTATTACCATCCTTTTTAGTAACCTGAACTTCTTCTCCTCCAATATCTAAATATAATTTTCCTTCTGATGGAATTGCAGGAATCTTTGATCCATCATCAACTGTAATTTCAGTATCACCTAGAGTAATATTTTCTGATAGATTGGTAAGAACAATACCAGTATAGTTCTTAATTGCTCTTGGTGTAACAGAGTAAGAGATATCTCTGGAAGTGGACTTGGAACCTCCAGCAAGGTAAGTAACAGTAGACTTCTTGATGATATCCTTCGTAGCATCTGAAACAGGTCCGAATAGATATGTTTTTGCAGTAAATCTTAGTGTATAAAGGAGAACTCTTCTTTTATCAAAATCTCCTTCATAATCATCTTGCATTGTAATATTTTCCAATACAATAGGAATATCTCTTTTTTCTTTTATAGCCTCAACTAACTCTACAGTTACATTATATGCTGGTTGAAAATATGGTAATATTTGTTCTGTTATCTGAAGTGCATCATCATTAATCTTACACATAATAGCAAGTTCAAATTGCATATTATATGGAACTGGCATATATGACTTTTTAGTATCTGCTCCACTTACAGGATCTTTTACAATAAATTGCTGAGTAGTAGTTACTTTTCTAGAAGGATCATAAGTAAGTCCAGTAAACTCAAACGACATTCGTGGCAAAGTAATTGCCGTCGATTTATTTAAATCAGGAGATTGTTCTAATCTTGCTAAAAATTTCTGAGTTGGACCATATGCTAATGGGACTCTTATTGTAGAGTCAGTTTGTTTAACAGTAATACCATTAAACAAAGTACCAAAAGAAATAATGGTTCTCCTTAAAATTTCGTTATAAAAATACTCAAACATCGTTATATTACTGGTATATTATATTTAGGGTATTCCGAATGGGTTCTGTTCGGTGAAGTCCAAAATCTTATCTGCTTCTGTTTCTATATTGAAATTATCCGCATAACCATCGTCTGTGGGTTCTAAATCTACTATTCTTAATGCATGTGATGCATTAGATGAAGATCCAACTATATTTTCTCCAATACTAAATGTACCCGATATTGATGATACCTCTAAAACATTGGTAACAGAATCCCAAGATCTAACTCTTCCTGTAGCACCACTTACTGAACCAGTAACATTTTCATTGAAAATATAATTACCAACAGAATCCATTGAAGGATCAGATATTGTTATACTTGGAATAGTTGTATATCCAGCACCAGCATTAGTAATATTAATAGCAGTAATAGTACCTGCAGTATTTAAAACTGCATGAGCTGTAGCAGTAGTTCCTACCCCTGCTGGACCTGCTATACTAACAGTTGGTGTTGTGGTAAATCCACTACCACCTGATGTAACTGTAATAACACCAACAAGACCATTACCAATATATGCAGTAGCTGCTGCTCCTACCCCTTCACCTCCAGTAATTTCTACAAGAGGAGCAATTGTATATCCAGCACCTGGATTGACTAAATCTATATTCTGAACAGATTTTGCCATTGCATTTACGTTCAGGTTACATACAGAAATTCCACCAATCATTCTTGTGGTAGCAATACCTGTAACTCCCCCTGAAGGTGCAGAAGAGAATCCAATAGTTGGTGAGTAAATATATCCACCACCCCTATCAGTTATTTGCACATATCGAATACCGCCTGTAGCAATAATACTGGTTTCAGCAGATGCTTGAACTCCAGTTCCAACTAAAGTAAATGTTTGAGTTGGTCCTAAGATAGTTGGAATGCCATCTTCAGTTGTCCCATCCTCATTATCACCTA